TTTGTCTTCGTTTTTTAGAGCATAACTACAAAACCTTCATTTAATAAATACATTATAGGTTATTGCCAAAATAACAGTATAATAACAAGGAGATCAAAATGGCATTTCAAATTTCTCCAGGCGTAAATGTATCAGAGGTAGACTTAACCACAGTCGTTCCTTCGGTATCTACTACGGCCGGTGCATTTGTTGGTGACTTCCAATGGGGACCAGCAGACAAAAGAACCCTCGTAACAACAGAAAGTGAATTAGTATCAGTATTCGGACAACCTTCTGCCAACACATCGGCAGCTTCGGGTGTAGCGAACACAGGTGTATCTTTCTTTTCAGCCGCTAACTTTTTAGCATATGGTAACAACCTTCAAGTTGTTCGTGCCGTAGGTTCATCGACTATCAATTCAACAACAGGTAACACAGCAATTCTCATAGACAATGAAGATTCTTATGATAATGGGATTACTGCAAACTCATATCACGGAACTTTCGGTGCTCGTTACGCAGGTGCATTAGGAAACTCATTGAAGGTTTCAGTGTGTACAGCTAATGCAACAAATGGTTTTGCAACTTGGACATACAAGTCCAGTTTCGCTGGTGCTCCAAGCACAACACCATATGTTTCTTCTTATGGTGGCGCAAATGACCAAATTCACATTGCAGTTATCGATGAAGACGGTTTGTTTACTGGAACAAAAGATACCGTTCTAGAAGCATTTGCTTATGTTTCACAAGCACCAGATGCAGTGTATGATGATGGTACTCCAGCATACTGGAAGACTGTTATTCGTAACAATTCAAGATACATCTATGCGTTGAATAATACTGCCGCTTTCTCTGCTAATACAGACGTAATTGCTTCTGGCAATACAGTTTATACTCCAGCATTTGGTAACACTTCTTCAAGCATGACACGTGGAGCATCTTCTGCACCAGTGTCTGCTGACGTTCTAGTTGGTCTCGATCTGTTCTCTAACAAAGATGAAGTAGATATTTCTCTGATTGTTACTGGTGATGGTATGGATACAACAACACAAAACTATGCAACTAACATTGCTAAGACACGTATGGATTGTGTAGCTTTCATATCTCCACTACAAGGTCAAGTTGTTGGTCAAACTGCTTCTGCCGCTACTACTGCGGTTGCCGCTTGGGCCGCTTCATTAACTAGCACGAATTACGCTTTCGCAGATTCTGGTTGGAAATACCAATACGACAAATACAATAACATGTATCGTTGGATTCCATTGAACGGTGACATGGCTGGTCTATGTGTTCGCACAGATGACAACACAGACCCATGGTTCTCACCAGCTGGTTATTCACGTGGCGCAGTTAAGAACGTTGTTAAATTGGCATGGAATCCAAACCAAGCACAGCGTGACACAATCTATTCTGCCGCTGTTAATCCGGTAATTTCATTACCTGGACAAGGTACGCTGTTGTTCGGTGACAAAACACTTACAACACAACCATCAGCATTCAGCAGAATCAATGTCCGCCGTCTGTTTATTGTTCTCGAAAAAGCAATTTCTAATGCATCGAAATTCTCATTGTTTGAACTAAACGATGAATTTACACGTGCTCAATTTGTTGCTCTAGTAGAACCTTTCTTGCGTGATATTAAAGGTCGCCGTGGCATCTATGACTACCGTGTTGTTTGTGACACAACAAATAATACACAAGCAGTTATTGATGGCAACAGATTTGTTGGTGACATTTATATTAAGCCAGCACGTTCAATCAACTACATTCAGTTGAATTTCATCGCAGTTCGCTCTGGTGTACAATTCAGCGAAATCGTTGGTGGCGCTTAATAAATAATAAGAAATAGGAGAAACAAATGGCTTTCAACGTAACAGAGTTTCGTGCAAATCTCATTGGAGATGGTGCTCGTCCCAACCTGTTCCAAGTCACAATGACTTTTCCAACTTACGCTAACGATTCAGTAAATTCTGGACAAGCACTAACATTCCTGTGTAAGACTGCACAATTACCAGGTTCAACTGTTGGTACTGTACCATTATATTACTTCGGTCGTGAGTTGAAGTTCGCTGGAAATAGAAACTTTGCTGACTGGACAATTACAATCATCAACGATGAAAACTTCAAAGTGCGTAAAGCCTTTGAGTCTTGGATGAACGGTATCAATTCCCATGGCACTAACGTGCGTAATGGCACTGCCGTAACACCATCAGGTTATTCAGTTGATGCTAAAGTAGACCAATATGATAAAGCAGGTGCCATCATCAAATCTTATAAATTTGTTGGTGCTTTCCCTGTTGACTTGTCACCAATTGACTTGGATTGGGGTGCAAATGATTCTATCGAAGAATTTACTGCAACTCTAGCATATCAATGGTGGGAGTCTGATACTACTTCCTAATTTTGTAGAGGGGGAATTACTTCCCCCTTATTATGTTTATTTGAAATGGATTTAAAAATATGGCACTAAGTTTATTCGGCTTTCAGATTTCTCGTCAGAAGACTGATGTAGAACAGCAGTCACAGAAAACCTTTGCTCCGCCTTCGAATGAAGACGGTGCTTTGACGATTTCGTCTGCCGCTTATTACGGTACTTATGTTGACTTAGACGGTACAGCGAAAAATGAGGTCGAACTAATCTCTCGTTACCGTGAAATGGCAATGCAACCAGAGATTGAATCTGCTGTTGATGATATTGTAAATGAAGCAATTGTTCAGAATGATAACGGCAAATCAGTGCGTATTGTTATGGATGATTTGAAGCAACCAGAAAAAATTAAAAAAGCTATTGAAGAAGAATTCACGAACGTTCTTCACTTATTAAACTACCAGAATATGTCAACGGATACTTTCCGTAGATTCTATATTGATGGTAGAATTTTTTATCACATTATCCTAGATGATACAAACCCAACTCAAGGTATTAAAGCACTTAGATATATTGATCCACGTAAGATTCGTAAGGTACGTGAAATCAAAAAAGATAAAGACACCGGAACTTCTGTAGATATTGTTCAAACAGTTAATGAATACTACATCTATAACGATAAAGTAGTATCAGGTTCTTCTTCTAGTTACGGACCAGTTGGTGTTCGTATTGCCAAAGATGCTATCATTAATGTCAATTCAGGATTAATGGACTCACGCCGTGCGGTGGTGTTATCATACTTACATAAAGCAATTAAGCCACTTAATCAACTACGTATGATTGAAGATGCTACGGTTATTTACCGTATTTCACGTGCGCCAGAACGTAGAATTTTTTACATTGACGTTGGTAATTTACCAAAGTTAAAAGCAGAACAATATCTCCGTGATATTATGGTTAAGTACAAAAACAAGTTGGTGTATGATGCACAGACTGGTGAAGTACGTGATGACCGTAAACACCTTTCGATGATGGAAGACTTCTGGTTACCTCGCCGTGAAGGTGGTAAAGGTACAGAAATTACTACACTACCAGGTGGTCAAAACCTTGGTGAACTAGAAGACGTTAAATATTTCGAAAAGAAACTATATAAGTCACTCAACGTACCTGTGTCTAGACTTGATCCAAACCAGTCTGGATTCTCTTTAGGACGTGTTGGTGAGATTACTCGTGATGAAGTTAAGTTCTCTAAATTTGTTGACCGTCAACGTCAGAAATTTTCTGAAATCTTCTCACAAGCACTCCGTGTACAGTGTGTACTAAAAGGTATTTGTACCGATGATGAATACAATCAATTTAAAGAATACATTTATTTTGATTTTATTAAAGACAATAATTTTGCCGAACTTTCAGAAGCAGAATTGGTACGTGAACGTCTGTCTTTATTGGGTTCAGTTGATCCTTATGTTGGTCGTTACTATTCTATGGAATGGATCCAACGTAACGTTTTACGTCTAACTGATGATGATATGAAAGAAATGCGTCAACAGATTGATGCTGAAAAGAAAGCCGGTCTAATTATGGATCCAATGCAGATTGCACAACAGGGTCAACAAGAATTAATGAATCCTGATGGTGCTGGTGGAGCACCTGCTGGTGCACCTGCCGGTGGTGATGCTGGTGGAGCACCTGTTCCTGCATCAGATAGCGCACCAGTTAAAGGTGATCTTAGTTTGAATAATGAATATACTCCTTCGATGCGTATGCTTCAAAGAGTGTTATAAATAATTTTGTTTAATGGAGAAATAAAATGGAAAATATCAGAACAGCAGTAGATTATGCGTTTCAAGACGATGCAGTAAAAATGCGTGATGCTTTGTACAATGAAATCAACGATAAAATCTTTGATGCAATTGAGCAACGTAAACAACAATTAGCACAAAATTTAGTAAAACAATACGACTCGCAAGAACAAGAATAATGAAAAGTCTAAAAGATTTTCTTCATAAAGAAATTATAGAAGAAAGTTCTCCTGATGATAATGGAGACGGTGTACTCTCGCCGGCAGAATTACACCATCATTTAGACATTCAAAAACGTGGTATTGTTGATCTTGGTGATTATGCGGCACATATTATGTTTCATGCACATCATCCAGAATATCTTGCTCCAGTTATGGAAAAGTTTAATGATATTCAAAGACTACATGCGGCAGGTCAAGAGATCAATCCATATGATCCGGTTTTATCTAAACTAAAAGACAACCGTGCATTAGTGGCAACTTCGAATCCAATGATGGAAGGTAAAACTTCACTATCCAGAGAACTTGATCCACCAGCAGTGTTGATTATGCGTAGAAAATCTGTTCGTCAGTTTCCAAACGGACAACGTGTTGCTCTTTATTATGTAGATAAAATTAATAAATATGTTACCGTTCCATATGAAGATATGGCGTGGTCTTCCGCCAGTGAAGAAACTGTGTTTGATAAAGTCAAGCAAGTTAACGAAAGCAAACAAAATATTGTGGTAGAACACCTCGATGGTTCTACTTCTGAAGTTACTCCACAGATGGCAAAACATATGATGGATTTATATAAAAAAATCAACGAAGCGAATAAAGCAAAAATGTTAGATATGCTTGAGGCTTCAGCAAAACATTTTCAAACTATCGCAAAGTTTTCTAAGGAATAAAAATGGCAAACGTATTTGGAATTAACGTACTAAAAGACGACACACAACATGCTGTTATTAAATTGACAGGTAGATTTGATGGTACAGGCCAAGAATCAAACACATCAAGAATTACAGCTAACTCACTGTCTGGTGCTTTAGCAACGAATGGTTTTCTTGTAGCAAACGTACATGGTGGTTCTGCAAACACAACATTGAATTATTATGGGTTGGCCGTAAATCGTTTGTGGTACGATACACCAGGTAATGCTAATACAGATGTAGAAGTGTTTTGGTCTGCAACAGCATCAAATACTATATTCTATTTGAATGCCAATGGTGAGTATGATGGTGCTGGTAACTGGATTACAATTCCAAATCCAACAGCAGGTGCGGCAGGTTCAAACGGTAACATCGGTATCACTACACGTGGTATGGGTAACGGAGACAGTTATACAATCATTTTGGAACTACGTAAAGACAATGCACATTATCAGCGTGGTCAATTTAATGATCCTGCGGCATTCAACTACGGTAGTTATGGTTTGAGACCATAATGTCACTCGTTAATTGTTTTCTTTCTCGTGACCTGACGGAAGCCAGAAAGTTAATAGATGAAAGAATTAAAGAACTATTCGAAGAAAAATTAAAATTAATTAAACAACGATTAGTGAAAGAAGAATCTGAAAAATTGGGCTTAACAGAAGCCAATATTCAGAAAATGGGAAGAACAAAGTTGGTACGTGTGCGTATACGTGCTGGCAAAGTGCAGAGAAAAAAGAAATTCTCTACAGTAAAAGGTTATACTATTCGTGGTGGACGTGTCGTAAGAATGTCATCACAAGAACGCCGAAATCGTAAGATGGGGGCACGTAGAGCAAAAGTTAAACTTAGAAGTAAAAAAAATATTATCTTACGTAAAAGAAAAATATCGTTAAGAAAACGAAAGGCAATGGGAATAAAATGAAACTTATCAAAGAAATTACCGAAACGGTCAGTTATTTGACCGAAGAGTCGGACGGTAAAAAAGTACTTCATATTGAAGGTCCATTCCTTGTTGCCGAAAAGAAAAACAAAAACGGTCGTATATATGAGTTCAATACTCTGAGAAAAGAAGTACACCGTTATACAGAAGATTATATCAATAAGCATCGTGCTTTTGGTGAATTAGGTCATCCAGATTCACCATCAATCAATTTAGATCGTGTGTCTCACATGATTACTGGTCTCCGTGAAGACGGCAACCAATGGATTGGTAAAGCAAAGATTCTTGATACACCCATGGGTAACATTGCAAGAAGTCTTATCGAAGGTGGCGCACAATTAGGTGTGTCTTCCCGTGGTATGGGTTCTTTAAAAATGGTCAACGGTGTGAACGTTGTGCAACCCGATTTCTATCTAGCCACAGCGGCAGATATTGTGGCCGATCCTTCTGCACCTGGTGCTTTTGTACAGGGAATTATGGAAGGCAGAGAATGGATGTTAGTAGATGGTAAGTGGACCGAAGTTCATCTTGAAGAAGCGATACAACAAGTTCGTAAGGCTTCACGTAAAGATATTGAACAAGTAAGTTTGCAAATTTTCGAATCCTTCCTTAGAAAACTATAATATTATAAATATCCACATACAAAACCAAGGAGAGTTTTAAATGGTTAAGAAATTTAATTTATCAGAAGCTGCCGCTGATATTCTGAACAAGAGTGTTTCCGGTGCTATGTCAAAGCGTACAGATGGTCCTTCAAGACTACCTGTTTCCGTAGTTGCAGGTCAAAAAGAAGTTGGTGAAATTGGTACACAAGTTACCAAGACAACTGACGCAGGTCCAGATGCTACTAAAGGTGTTGGTTCAGCCACACCGCCAGGCGCTACACCACCAGTTGGTGCTGAGCCAATGAAAAAGTTGTCAGGTCAACCTGCTGAACAAGGTTCAGTTGAAGCACCTGAAGGCAAACCTGGTACTCAGAAAATGGAAAAGAACAAAGGCGCTACATTCCAATCTTACGGTCAAAAGAACGAAGATGAAGAATTAGATGGTGAAGTTGTTGCCGAGGCCGAAGACAAAGAAGGTCACGAAGACGAAAAGAAAGATAAAGCCATGATGAAGAAAATGATGGCTAAGAAAGACCTAAAAGAAGACATCGATGCATTGCTTCAAGGTCAAGACCTTTCAGAAGAATTTGTTTCTAAAGCTACTACAATTTTCGAAGCGGCAGTTATGTCACGTGTAGAAGAAATTGCAGAAGAAGTAGAAGCACAACTCCACGAACAATTCGAAGTTGCTGTTGAAGAACTTAAAGAAGACTTTGCAACTAAGATTGACGAATACCTAAACTACATGGTAGAAGAATGGATGAAAGAAAATGAACTCGCTATCGAGTCTGGTCTACGTGCTGAAATCGTAGAAGACTTCATTGGTGGTTTACGTAATCTATTCGCAGAACACTATATTGACATCCCAGAAGAAAAAGTGGATGTTGTTCAAGAAATGGCTGACAAAGTTGAAGAACTAGAAGCTAAATTGAACGAAGAAATTTCTCGTTCTATTGAATTCAAAAAAGAAATCAATGAACATAAGAGAATCCAAGCCTTGCAAACAGTATGCGAAGGCCTAACACAGACTCAGGTAGAAAAACTTAAATCGCTCGCAGAGAGTGTTGAGTTCACTTCCGAAGAAGAATTCGCAGACAAAATTAACACATTGAAAGAAGCATATACTCCTTCCAGTGTTAAAGCTGCCGAAAAATCTGTTCTAGAAGAAGGCGTTGAAATTCCAGAAGATAAGCCAGCGAAACAAGTTTCCGGTGATGCTCTGATTAATGCCGCTGTTAATTCAATCTCAAAATCTGTGGCAAAATAAATATACCACATTTAAATTTAAATCAAGGAGTTACTAAATGTTTTTATCTGAAGAACTAAAACAAAAATGGCAACCAATTCTGGAGCACCCAGAATTAGAAGCAATTAAGGATCCATACAAGAAGGCTGTTACAGCCATGGTCCTTGAAAATCAATCACAAGCTATGGCATCTGACCGTGCTCAAATGGGCATGATGAACGAAGCTACTGCTGGTGGTCCTTCAATGGCTACTGGTTCTGGCATCCAGAACTTTGACCCAATCTTGATCTCTTTGGTACGCCGTGCGCTACCTAATTTGATCGCTTATGACGTTGCTGGCGTTCAACCAATGACAGGTCCAACAGGCTTGATCTTTGCAATGCGTGCCAAATACGGTGAGAACAACAAAGCATCTGGCGTAGAAGCATTCTACAACGAAGCTAATACTAAGTTCGCTGGTATTGGTTCAGACACAAACCGTTTCGGTTTCGCTAACAACACTACTGGTGATACACTAACTAACCCAGTTGGTAACGGTTTCACAACAGCTAACACATTCACAACTGGTATCGGCATGCCTACGGCTACTGCTGAATACTTGGGTTCTGATTCAAACACAGCTTTCGGTCAAATGGCTTTCTCTATCGAGAAGGTTACTGTGACTGCTCAAAGCCGTGCGTTGAAAGCTGAATACTCTCTAGAACTTGCACAAGACTTGAAAGCAATCCACGGTCTTGATGCTGAAACAGAATTGTCTAACATTCTGTCTACAGAGATTCTTGCTGAAATCAACCGTGAAGTTATCCGTACAATCTACGCTGTTGCTAAAAACGGTGCTCAGTTTGGTACAACAACTGCTGGTACATTCGACTTGGACACTGACTCTAACGGCCGTTGGTCTGTTGAGCGTTTCAAAGGTTTGATTTTCCAAATCGAACGTGATGCTAACGTTATTGCCAAAGAAACTCGTAGAGGTAAAGGCAACGTGATGATCGTATCATCTGACGTTGCTTCCGCTATGGCTATGGCTGGTGTTCTACAGTACACTCCTGCATTGTCTACTGACTTGCAAGTTGATGACACTGGTAACACATTCGCTGGTTTGCTACACGGCCGTATCAAGGTTTATATTGACCCATACTTCGGTGGTTACACATCTAACCAAGAATTGGTAACAATCGGCTACAAAGGTTCTTCACCTTATGACGCTGGTTTGTTCTACTGCCCATACGTTCCATTGCAAATGGTTCGTGCAGTTGACCAGTACACATTCCAACCTAAGATTGGTTTCAAGACTCGTTACGGCATGGTTGCAAACCCATTTGCTGGTGGCGACAACGTTGATCTAGGTCAGTTGTACTCTAAGCGTAATACGTACTATCGTATTTTCCGCGTTGCTAACTTGATGTAATTTCAAGTAAAAGAAACCACCACTAAGAGTGGTACTTTAAAAGGGGAGCAGAAATGCTCCTCTTTTTTTGTTCCTAAATAGTAAGTAGGAGACAAATATGAAACCAGAAAATACCAATTTTTTACAACCGACAAAGTATATACTGACCTTCCCAGAAGTTCCAGATATGATTTACTTTTGTCAGAAAGCAAACATTCCAGGTGTATCTTTGGGACAAGCCTTGCAAGAAACACCGAATCTTGATTTATTTCATTCAGGAACAAAAATCACATATAACACATTCGATGTTACGTTTTTAGTAAATGAAGATTTGTCGGCATGGACAACAATATATAATTGGATGAAAGACCTTTCTTCTGTTGAAGCTACATATACAAAGAGAAAAGAAGGAAGAAAGCAAGCGGTTCTTACCGTTATGTCTAACCAAAACAATCCAAAATTACGTGTGAAGTTGATGAATTTATTTCCAACTTCTTTGTCTGATTTAGAGTTTGACACCACACTGTCAGCAGAAGAACATATTACCGCAACGGTATCTTTCCGTTATGATTGGTTTGAATTAGAACAGTTGTGATATAATATAGTTTTATAATGGAGTTATTATGAATAAACTTGAAGAAATATTAAAAGAGTGGGACAAAGATTCTGTTATCGATTCAACAGAACCAGGTAAAGAATTATTAAAAATACCTACACTACACAACAAGTATTTAAAAATTCTTGTTAACCATCGCCTTGCAATGAAGCGTATCAATTTTGAATATGCTCGTCTGCGTAAAATCAAAGAAGAATATTATAATGGTTCTCTTTCACAAGAAGAACTCGAAGAATATGGTTGGGAACCTTTTCGCTTGAATGTAAAAACAAAACAGGGAATTGAACGTTACATGGAATCTGATACAGAGTTAGTTCGCTTATTGGAAAAGAAAATGTACCACGATGAAGCAATTGCCGTTTGTGAATCTATTATGCAAGAACTGAAAAGCCGAACTTTCCAATTGAAAGATTATATTTCATGGGAAAGATTCATCGGTGGAAACTAAAATAATTGTAACAAAAAGAAATGAAACTGTCGTTAAAGTAAAATGCGAACGTGGTATAGCACAAGAGTTATCAGAATACTTCACATTCTTTGTACCAGGACACCAATTCACACCAGCATTTAGGAATAGAATCTGGGATGGAAAAATAAGACTTTTTGACCTCAGAACATTTGAATTGTATCACGGCTTAGTTTCATATATTGAAACCTTCTGTAGAGAGCGAGAATACTCCATAGAGTATGGTGATCCACGACCAGATTTAACGGAAGATTATCCTGTTTATCATGCTGACAAGTTTATCACAGAACTCGATCTGCATTCAAGAGGTGAAGCTATTGGTGTAAGAGATTATCAAAAGAGTGCTTACATTCATGCTATGCGTAACAAACGTGCATTGTTACTGTCACCAACTTCTTCAGGCAAGTCATTAATCATATACTTGCTAATAAGACAATTACTAGAATACAAATGTAAAAAAGGTCTTATTATTGTTCCAACCACATCTCTTGTTGAACAACTGTATACAGACTTTGCAGATTATTCAACTGCAAATGGATGGAATGTGGAAGAAAATGTACATAGAATTTATCAAGGTAAAGACAAGAATACAGACTTACCTTTAATCGTTTCCACATGGCAATCTCTATACACACAACCAAAAGAATACTTTGAACAGTTTGATTTTGTGATGGGTGATGAGGCACATTTGTTTAAAGCACAATCTCTTGTGACTATTATGTCAAGCTGTATCAATGCCAAATACAGAGTTGGTCTTACTGGCACACTTGATGGTACAAAAACACATAAACTTGTACTAGAAGGCCTGTTTGGTATTACTGAAAAGGTTACTACAACCAAAGAGTTGATGGATAATAAACAAATTGCTGATTTCAAAATCAAATGTTTGGTATTAAAACATGATGATGAAATTTGTCAGTTGATGAAAGGTAAGACTTACCAAGAAGAAATGGAGTACCTGATTCTAAATGAAAATAGAAATAAATTTATTAAAAATCTTTCGGTATCTTTGACTGGAAACACTCTCATATTATATCAATTTGTTGACAAACATGGCAAAATTCTGTATGATATGATATCTAATACTAAAAATATTGGAGAAAGAAAAGTGTTTTTTGTATATGGTAAAACAGATACGGAAACAAGAGAAGAAGTTAGGCGTATAACAGAGGATGAAAATGACGCTATTATTGTGGCTAGTTATGGTACCTTTAGTACTGGAATTAATATTAGGAATCTCCATAATGTTATATTCGCATCTCCATCCAAATCAAGAGTTCGAAATCTCCAGTCTATTGGACGAGGTCTACGACTTGGTGATAACAAAACCGAAGCGGTTCTTTACGACATAGCTGATGATTTAAGATACAAAAACCATATGAATTTCACGCTGAAGCATTTCGTGGAAAGAACAAAGATATATAATGAAGAAAAGTTCACCTACAAACTTTATAAGATAGGATTAAAAAATGGAAGCAGTAAAAATAATA